ATACATGCGCTCAACCAGTCCCGATACCAACCCGCCTTACGCACCTGCTTATCTTATGGACATCAGTGCAAGTGACACTGTGCCTATGAGTAAGGGTCCAAAGATTATCGGAACGGCTGACAGCGGCTTTGATAGCAGTAAAATTGACAATGAAGTTACTCGTGTAATTATCAGTGAGAATACTTTAGAACACTATCGTTCCGATGCATCACGCCGCCGTACATCTGTAGAAAACGACGAGACTGTTGTTCGTAAGGATTACAGTGTACAACCACGGTTCAGTCAAGCCTTGCATCCAAAAGGACATAAAGGAGATGTCTCCTACAACTCAACAGACCACAGTGGTGATGGCGCATGATTGAATACGACTTTTGTAATTGTTGTACACCAATGGAGAATGCGTTTGCTTTAATGAAGGCTAAGAAAAAGAGTAAACCATTTCACGGTTACAATCCAAACAAGCATCATCGTAAGGGTGGACTAAACGCTAAAGGTCGAGCAAAAGCAAAGCGTGAACAAGGCTCTAATCTTAAACCACCCGTAACTACTAAACCAAGTAAACTTAAGCCCGGTAGTAAGTCTGCAAAGCGACGAAAATCATTCTGCGCCCGTATGAGTGGTGTAAAAGGACCAACCAGTAAGAAAGGTAAATTGACACCGAAAGGGGCTTCTCTTAAACGGTGGAACTGCTGATGACTCCAATAGATAAAGCATGGGTTTTCCTCAAGGCATCACGCCAAATGAAGTTGTACAACTACATAGAAGATTACCCCGGTAAAGAGCCTGTAACAGCCTTTAGAGGAATACATGGCGGGCGTGTTGCTCAAAACATGCGTGAAGGTGTGCAACCTCAACATGCTGAAAAATGGCATGAAAATGCGTATGAAAAAATTGCGCCCTTTTCAATTAGTGGAAAGGGGTCATGGTGGGCTAAAGGGAATACACCTCAAGCGCATGAGAGTGCATCGGCTTTTGCGGCATCAAATGACCCTGTAGGTATGGTTATGGGTTATCGTGGAAAACTACCAAAACCAATTGACAGAATGGGGATAGACCCTTCACCTGCTTTACTTGGTATGCACCCCGATGAGTATGAATCAACACCAATGGATTTTGAAGAATCGTTTGCACAACATCAAACAAACCTTGACCCCGATAAATTGGTATGGACTAAACCAAGCGGTATATGGGAGGGCATGTAATGACCGTCCTCAAGAACACAAGGACTGGTCGGTACAGCACTGACGCAGATGAGGTCATGACCCATGTGCGTAAGCCCGTATTCGTGGACAATGCCATTCATCACGGTCGCATTAGCGTGCAGAAGGCAAACAAGGCTAAGGTCACAGTTGAAAAGAAAAACACTCGTAATTTACAAGTGATGCCGGAGCGCAATTATCACATTGTCGAAGGTGAATCATTTATTCAACTATCTCATCACAATACTCCGGGCCATTCCCTCAATTCCGCTCCTTTCTTTGCTGATGATTTAATTTCTACAACAAATGACCCCATGCTCATTTACAACGCTGATGCTCCGAGTCAACGATTGCTACCTCACAATATCGAATCATCATCATTTGGTGTGTTGATGAACCTACGCAACATGAAAGGTAAGACACTGGATGGTATTGGCTTTACAGGTCGTACTGTCAAACTTGGTCAACCAGTTGATGTGGGATTGCGTAGTACCGACTTGGCTATTCGACTTGGCGAATCAATTAACAGCGGTGCTACAAGCGTGAATATTTCACGCCCGAAGAATGTGACGACTTCATCAGCACGCAAGCACAGCACACGCTTCATAGGTCAAGACTTCAACAACATGAACCTCATGACTGCTCTACGATTCCTTGGCCGTCACGACAGCCGTATGCTCTTGCTTGACCGATTTGGTAACCTACTATACATTCCTATTACATTCAGTGAAGCGGCTTACACTGTTGACAAGAACTTACGCTTCGGTCCTAAGCAAGATAATCCAATTGAAAACATATCAAACCGTGTGACTGTACAAGGTCACCCGCTGGCTCTCAATGACTTGGTTATTGTCACTGTTGATGATGTAGAAGGACAGGTCGAAGAAGTACGAGAAGACAGTGCGCCTATTGTAGACAACACTGTTCGCACAAGTAACGCCGCTCGGCGTGTAGCACGCCAAGTGCTCAAATCACGCTCACTCATCCGTGGAAGCATTTCAAGTGCTGGTCATTTGAATTTACTCACTCTTCGCCCCGGTATGACGGTAAAGTACGATGGGGTCAATAAAGTGGTTACTGAGGTTAAGCACATGCCCATGCGAAACATGAGCGACTTATCAATGATGAACTTAGACACAGGTATCGAGGGTATCTTACAGGGTGTTGCAGAAGGTTCTACCGTTGGTGCTAATGACACTAACCCCGCAACATATGTACAAGTGGTGGAACAAAACTTAGCAATGTTTGGTAAAGTAGAGTTGAGAATTGTTTCATCGGTAACTGAAAGAGGGGTATTTAATACTGCATACCTTATCGGTGGAGTGAAGGGTACACACAATCGTGGACTTATTGGTGGGAATGGGCTACCGATTGGTGTGAATAAAACAAGAGCAAGGAGGGATATTTATTCCAGTTAGTGATTTCATGCGCCGTCTTTTGCTCGACACGCTTGCAAGCAACATTAACGAGGTTATCTTGGGTTTTGACGGTACACCAGCAACTACCGATGATGGTTCTGCTGGTAGACCTGCTATCACACTCACACCTACAGTGACGATTGTTGATGATACATCTTTATTGGTAGAAGCAAAACTCCCATATGATACTTCATTTACTGAGCAAATAAAAGAAGTGTACATTCAATTTCGTGACAGTACCGATTTTACACCAGTGGGTCGATACACCATCACACCAATTTCTAAATCAACAGCAAACGAATTGAAAATTCAAATCGCAATTGAGGTGGCATAATGAGCATTATGGATGATGCTTGGCTTGTCCTTAAAGAGCGAAAGGTACGAGGGTATATTCGGGAAGCCACAATACCCGATGATAAAAGAAAACCCGTGACTAAAGTTCCAAGATTTTTTGGTTCGCCGGGACACAGATACCAAATACACCCGTTTGCAAATCGCTTTGCTACGCTTGCTTTATCACAGGCTCTTGCTGATATGGGTGAAGACATAGTACCCGAAACACCTGTATCGGGCGGTGCAGTTGAGCAACGCCAAATGGATGAAGTGTTTGGAAGAAGAGGTCAAGGTGACTATGGTAATATGCAAAATGAAATGGATGTTCAAAGAATAAAGGAACTTCCATTAATGCAAATGCTTCGTTTAGAGGATACTAAGGGTGAAAATGTTGGTATGCAAGACGGTAGGGTAAAGGTGTTTGACCCCGCTTTCCGTACTTTTAGAGGCCATAAAATCGGACAATACGGAAAGCCAATTGATTTCCAAGAAGGTACAGTTATGTCTAACATAAAAGATAATTTCAATAATGTACCTGCCGATGAATTAGCGGAACTTGCACAACGAGTTAAGGAATACAGACCTCAATTTGATGTGTGGGAAGACGGTGGTAGTGCAAGGGAATGGAAGGAAAGTATGGGTGATTATACCACGGCAAGGGACACACTCGCTTATCTTAATTCATTAAACCAAGACCCACAGCAAACTAAATTATTTCAGCATGAAGGGTTTGGAACAGACCCGCAACAATACAACTACATGTTAGAACAATTGGGGAGAGGACAATGACAGGCAATCCATTATCGGGACATACAGCGGCAAACCACGCATCAGCAATGACTGGTAGCGGGGTCTTTACAGACAGTTTAGAAGATGGTGAACACATCACCAGCCCTTCGCTCACAAACATGCTTGAGGGCGTGCATGGTAATGGTATCATGTTGGAAGAAGACACAGCAGGTACAGCGAGCATTCGTGATAATCCCGAAGACCTACCGGGTGTTTGTGAACAAGTGACCAACACTTACACTGTACGCATTATAGGCGGTCACGCAGTGCTTGACGGTGCGCTGTACAAGTTTGCTGGTGGTCCCGGCTCATCACAAGATGTTGCATTTACTACAGGTAGTGCACACAAGCGTGCTACATACAGTGCTCTTAGCAGTGGCCAAGAAGTATTGATTGTAGTGTACATTTCAAGCGACACAACCAATCAATGTATCACATGGGAAATGGGTACACCGGTCACTACAGCATCGAACACATACCCTACTACACCTTCTGCCTTCCTTAGCAATCCTAAGTCAAGTGGTCTTGATGTGAAACAAAGTGTCGTCCTTGCTGTCATTCGTGCTGTGTATTCAGCATCGGGTGGTGACCTCAAACTGTCAATCAGTGAGAGCAACGACAAGCGTGTGTTTGTACGCCCCACCCCCCTCTACCTATCTCCTGTCACCAGCGGTGCTGTAGGGGCTACCACAGCCGTTGATTTGCACACTGAACTTGATGCTTTCAATCAAGACACAGCGAACTTCACAGCAAGCCGCTTCGGTGCTCTATGGCAATCATTTGGTGACCAAATAAGTAGCACTACAGCAGGTGACAATGACAAAGATGTGTTGTACTACAGTGGCACTCACGCCGCTCGTTTCACTCGTTCAGTGTTTGACCGTGTTTTGACCAGCACAGCCACGAGCATTGACCTCACATCGGCTGATGCGAACATTCTCGTACTTACACCCGGTGGGTCGTTTGCAGTTACTACAAGTGGCCCATTCCCTGCTGGTTACATCATTGAAATAAAAAACACTCATGGTTCAAATACCGGCACCTTTGCATTGACAAACTCTACAACATCAGCCATAGGTGATACGGCTGATGCCGATGGTGGTTATGCACGCTTTGTTTGTACAGTAAGTCACGCTACCGACCCTACCTTTGTACGGTTGATTTGATTACTCTTCTTCATCCATTGATGGGTGTAGGTAGATATTCTTCAAACGATAAGGTTTCAACTTCTTGATAGCAGGGTCGAGCCAAAACACTCCACACACTTTACAATGTAATAGGTACACTCGTTCACTATCATAATCAATGAAGCGACCAGTAAGGCGACGGGGTATATCGTTAGCCCCACACACTTTACACTTCTGCTTCAACCTGTCCATCAAACGGCCCATTCCAACACGCCTCGCAAAAATCACCATCAATTAAAATCATACAAGGTTCATTGCACAAAACACAAACAAGCATACTCATCACTGATTTGGGCGACGAGCAACAATATCGTCAATACGAAGAATAGCATTGGTCACTTCACTCGCACTAAGCACCGCTTGGCGTACCAATTCAAATGGCTCAAAGACAGGCTCCTTAAGCAAGTCCTTAACGCCCCCTTCGGTCACATCGGGGCCAAGGTGTACATCACCCTGTAGGATGCCGTGTCGCATAGCAAGGATGGTATCAAGTGGGTCATGTCCAGCATTCTCCGCAATGGTAGCAGGGACGACCTCTAAGCCATCTGCAAACGACTCGATGGCCATCTGTGCCCTACCGCCGATTTGTGCGGCGTGTTGACGCAAGTGCATAGCCATGCGAACGAATGAGTTGCCCCCACCAATCACATACTTCTTTCCGCTCATCACAAGGGAAACGACACCGAGTGCATCATCAAATCCACGCTCGACTTCTTCAAGTGTGTGCGAGGTAGCACCACGCAACACCAGTGTTGCTTCGTTGCTTTCAATACCATCACCAACAAAAAGATACCAAACGCCATCTTTTCTTTCACGAGTAATTGAAACCTCGGCGGCTTCCTCAATGTCTTCGGGAGTCTGTGCGATTTCCACACCACTCATTCGACTAAGCGCACGCATAGATGATTCCGGCATACGGCGTACAACCATGATACTGTTCTTCTTGAGGTATGTACATACCATGTCACTCACACCATCACGAACAAAGGCTACCCCACCATGAGGCATTTCATTCACAATGTGCTTTGCACTGTCAATCAAATCAGCCTTGCTTGAACCCTTGAAAGACTGATATGACTTAGCATCAAGTTGCACTTGCACATGGTCCTCGGCCTTTTCTGTTTCAAGACCGTTGTTGATAAGTACCATTCTTCCGTATGTGTTTTCACCTTCAAGCACAAAGTCTTTGTTGATAATCACACCTTCGTACAAGTACGAATCCTCAAGCGAGCCACCGGGGAAAGAAACCACCTTGACACTTTCAGCATCGCCAGCCTTCTCCACTGCGCTCACACACAGTTCCGATACAGCGTCCAACGCACTTTCAAGGGTCTTACCTGTGATTGCTGTCTTAGCCACATTGATGAGTGCGCTACGGTCGTCGCTTTCCATAGCCACCTCGTTCTCAAGGAACTTGACAGCCATCTGTGATGCCTCGTGATAACCACGACAAATCACATTCGGGTGCAAACCCTTCTCAAACAACATCTCGCTGTTGCCAAGCAATTGACCAGCCAATACGACTGTGCTTGTAGTTCCGTCATAACACAACGCCTCTTGAGTACGAGCGACTTCTGCAATCATCTTCCCACCGGGGTGTGATACATCCAACTCTCGTAGGATGGTTGCTCCATCATTGGTGACGATGACATTACCGCCACCATCGACCATCATCTTATCCATACCCATAGGTCCGAGTGTGCTCTTGACTGTTTCTGCAACAGTCTTGGCCGCTCGGATGTTGTGTACTTGTGCCTTCTCCGATTTTCCTGCTTCTTTTTTGTTCATGTATCTTCACCATTCAACTTCTATCTCCACGACCTCTCCTGTTTCGAGGCTTCGTGAGGAAATGTAACCTTCGCTTTTTCCAAATTGATACAAGTCATAAGTCAGTTTAGCATCGCTTAAGCAATACTTTGCAACCTCGTCATACTTGCCTTCTCTCCAAGCGATAGGGGCATCAGCACTGTTCATAAGTTTAGCGGCACCGAGAGAATGTTTAGTGAGCATTCCAAGCGATGTATCTACCTTTGCAACGGACAAAGCCGCCTTGCTCACCATGTGTCGTGTGTCAATTACCGAATCGGATTTCATCAAGTCGCTGGCTGTCCAGCAATCAAGAGCATCACGCAGTACAGGTAGGTCAAATCCTTTGATATTATGTCCAAGTATCTTTCCACCCTTCTCCACATGGTCAGCCAAGTCATCACCCAATGTCTTTGGGTGCAATGCTTTTACCGTGTTATCGTTATTGAGTCCCTTGTTACAGTATATCGTACCATCACTTCCATCCCATGTGGCCACTACTGATGGCTCAAACAAGTGAGTGTTCTTCCACCCTCCTATCTCATGTGAGAAATTTGCTGTTTCAATGTCAAGTGCCATTATGTCGCTCATTGTGTATCACCAATCTTTCGGATGTAAACCCGACCACCGCTCTTGCGGCTCTTGAATAGGGAGGCACCGTAGTCCTTGAAATGTCTGTCGGCTGTACTCTTCGATACCTTTGTCCTGTCCATGTAAGTGCCAATGAAGATATTCTTCAATCTCCAACCATCACCATGTGAATCAATCTCTCGTCCGGTGAGTTCATGATAACATGTTACCATTGCTTCTTGGGCTTTGATTTGCTTTTGTTTGTTACTACCCACTTCAACCGAGTCTTCGAGCCACGCAATGAGATTAGCGAATAAATCTTTAAGGATATCAAATGCCATGTCAATATGATTCTCATTAACTTCCCATGACTCATCAAGTATCGCCATGTGTATTGCAAAGATACCTAAGTAATTTTCAACAGCAGGAGTAAAAGATGCTACAATTTCACTCATAGAGGGACTCATTTTGTTAAGCATTTCATATATCTCGTCGGATGCATCAAGCAAAGCATTTGAGTAATTCAATGAAGGAGTAAACATTTTCCACATATATTCTTGAACAATCTCTTCCTTCTCTTCATTACTGCTTTCTTCCCATGAAGTAAAACTTACCTCAGCCATGTTAAGCAAGCGGTCACGAATACGCTTTTCTGTATTCTTAAAGTAGTCGTAAAGGTCATCTTTAGTTATGTCTTTCTTAACAGGTTTCTTCATGAAAGTATCAAGTCTACGATTACTCACTTCTTGCCTGTCGTCCATGTCCCAATGCTTGTAGTACAACAAGACACGCTGAAAGATACCTTTCGTCAACACATAGTCTTTGACTCCTTTTGGTGGGTATGTGGTAATCCATAATGACACAAGTGAGGGGCACTCAATTTTGTTCCCTTTCATGTGTTTCACGAGAGTGTTGTTTCCACTCCCAACAGGGTTACAGGCTGTTTGTAGATACAACACTGTTTCTTGATTGTGTTTATTTGGAGTGAGTAAGATAGAACCTTCATCAAAATTGATTGCTTTACGACCAGCAAGAAGACCTTCCACTGTTTCATACTCTCCTGTTGGTTTATTGTTATCATCCAATATAGCATTCGTAGAACCAATCATCCCTGCATCAGTACCCGATGCGAATAGTTCAAACGGAATTTCTGCCTTTTCCATAATGTCACTAATGAAGTTCCAAGCAATTGATTTACCAGTACGAGATGGTTGAATCCAAAACACATGCACTCTCAAGTCAAGATGTGAGTCGCCTGTAGGAAGACGGACATAAGGAAGGGTGGTTTGTCCTTGAATAAAAAAGAAGGAAAGTAAAGCGGGCATTTCATTCTTCATTGAGGTTAATGAAAAGTGTTCAAGGTATGCTTTCAAGATTGGAAATTTTTGGACAGCAGTATATTCTTTCATCTATATCAACTCCTTTCATCTTAATTGGTTTATATACTCTATCGACGGACTTTACGCTCTTGCCGCACAGGTTCTTCGCTTGTGAGTATATCAACAAGCATCTTTCTTCTTACATCACCAAGTCCTTTGACCTTCTTGATTGATTCGGGGAAACACATTTCTTCTATGCTACCACACTTATCCAGTAATTTTTCAGCGGTTTCTTGACCTATACCGGGAACGGTCATTATCATATCAAGGCGTAGGTCATTGGATGCGACACGACGAATTGAATGTGCACCGTGCTTACTGGCAGGTTTGTGCAACTTACCATGCAATCGAACGACGAAGGATGCGGCTTCACTTACATTGTTACAGTAAAACACTTGACAATCAAAGTCGGACATGAGGCGAGCGATTGTACCAATCAGTTCATTCTGCACCTTAGAATATGTGAGTTTGGCTCGACCGTTGTTGCGTGCCATCGCAAGATACTTCTCAACCGTACCATGTACAACGATAAAGAAACGCTCATAATTCGCATCCATGTTATCGAGTTGTCGCCACAAGTGTCCACTGTGACTTGATTGGAATAGGTCGCCTACGCTCTTTGCTTCAACGCACGCTCCGCCAAGAAGGTAGTCACCAACAACCAAAGGTTTGCGTGCTACTACAAGTCCCGCCTTCTTAGCCTTGCGTTCTATAGATTCGCAAAGCAAGCCACGCTCGTTGCTGTCAATGATAAGTTGTGGTTTCATTTAAATTCCTCTCTATTATGAAAGCCACACCTTTCGCTCTTGTATCCCTTCCAATGTCCACATCGCTTATTCTTCTTGTTGATGTAATTGCACCTGTGTTCATCGGGTGCTTCTTCCTTCCTACAGGTGTGACAAATAAATTTGTAATCAGCCGGTTTATCATTCATCCTCTTACTACTCGACGGTCTTGCATTACAAAATATACATCTTAACCAGTGCATTAAACATCAACACCTGTTCCATCGTAATACTTACACTTACCCATACAGAATCCTTCCATGTAAAGCGTTGAGCATGTGGCATGAGAATAACCTGTCATCACAATACTGCGTACTTGCTCTTCCGTTTTTTCATAACGGTAGTCTACCCATTCCTGTGATTGGCAAATACTCACAATGCTTTGTACATGCTTCTCTTTCTCCTTGTTGTCTACACGCCACGCTGGATAGAACATACGGAATCTATCTGCCAAGTATGAGGCAAAGTGATACCTTGCCCTGTGAGGTGGGTTACCACCTCCCATTGCGGCTTGGGACAAGCAAGGGAGAATATGTATATCGTTTAATGATACCGTAGGTAAGTCAACGGGTTTTTGATTGAAGTTTTGAGAAAACTTATTCTCAATTATTTTCATGAGTAATTTATTTTCACCGTGGGGAATGTAACCTGTATGTGAATCCATGCCTAAATCCATCAAGTCTTCATGGCCGAGTGTCATTATTTGCTCGCTGGTTAGAGGTACAGACCATGCACCTCTCTTTGCATTATATGAGTTAGGTATGCGTATCATACCCGATGTGTCAAACATCACAGTGGGGTCATTACAATTGAGTG